CGTGAAGAGGACTTTGAATTGATTAAGAAGATTCATGGGTTTTATCCCAAGCATGTGGCCTGCGTTAAACCTACAGAAGCAGAAATTGTCAAGTACTTTAACAATGTTCACCATGCCATGCAAGTGACATTTGCCAACGTCACTTATGAAGTTTGTCAAAAACTAGACGCCAACTACATGAATGTGTACAATGCAATTACTCAACGTGATTGTATCAACCCTGCATACTTGATGGCCAATAAAAACACACGTGGCTACGGCGGACATTGCTTGCCCAAAGACACCAGTGCGTGGAATAACTTGATCAAGAAACTGGGACTTGACTTTAAACTGATTCAAAGTGTAATCGACGACAACGAGAAATTTATCAAATGAAAATATTAGTAACCGGTGCCAGCGGCTTATTAGGCACAGAAATCTGCCGCCAACTCAAACACGATAAAAAAAATGTAGTATGGGCCATGGACAACCATAGTCGTAGTTCAACCATACCGCCCTGTGACAAGTTTATTGATGTAGACTTGACTGCTGGCGATGTGGCCTACGCAGACTTGCCTGTGGACTTTGATTACATCTATCACTATGGTGCAATCAACGGAACCAAGAACTTTTACGAGCGTCCTAACCAAGTGTTATGGAACAACATGGTGGGTGACTTCAATGTGTTTGAATTTGCCGGCATGAATAAACAGTTAAAAAAACTAGTGTACGCTAGTTCCAGTGAAGTAGTAAGTGACGATCCGGTTAGTCCTGTTGCTGAGCATACAGATATCACAATCAACAATATTCACAATGCCAGATGGAGTTATCGTTTGCCCAAGATCTGTGCAGAAAACTACTTGACCAATTCACCGTTGCCCTATGTGATGATACGGTACTTTAACGTGTACGGCGACAACAGCAAGGCCGGACATTTCTTAGCAGATCAAATTGCCAAGATTCAAAATGGTATATTTGAAGTTGTTGGTCCAGAAGAAACACGCAGTTTTTGTCATGTAGAAGATGCTGTTCGAGCCACGATTTTCTGCGCCAAAACACAAACACGTGAACTGTTCAACATAGGCAATGATAGAGAAATTACCATTCGGGACGCAGTAAAAGTCATTGCCGAAGAACTGGGTCACACTGACCCTGAGTGGACTACCTCACCTGGCAAGGCCGGCAGTACTGCAACACGTAGACCCAACATTGACAAATTGAGATCGGTCATGTCCGATTATAAACCAATGTCATTTGAGCAAGGTGTCAAACGAATTATTAAAAATTTAGTTGACAAGTCATAAACAATTATTGTATAATAGTACATGAAATTAAAAGTATCAGAACTATTCTATTCGGCACAAGGCGAAGGTCGCTTTATTGGTGTACCCAGTGTGTTTTTACGCACATTTGGATGTAACTTTACCTGTGCAGGTTTCGGGTGCCGGCCTGGTGAGAAAAGCACCGAAGCAGATGAAGTTGCCAAGAACGTACACTTGTACAAAACATTTGAAGAGCTGCCGCTTGTAAACACTGGTTGCGACAGCTATGCAAGTTGGCATCCTGACTTCAAAGAACTCAGCCCTACATATGAGATTGATGAACTAGTAAACAAAATGCTAGACTTGATTCCTGACCGTCGTTGGACCAATCGCACAGGCAATGACACACATCTTGTGATCACAGGTGGTGAGCCATTGCTGGGATGGCAACGTACATATCAAGACTTGTTTGATCATGACGATATGCGTGGCATTAAGAATGTTACATTTGAGACCAATGGTACTCAAAAGTTACAGCCCAAGTTTAGAGAATATCTTAACACATGGCTTGCTGGACACAATGAACTTACATTCTCTGTCAGTCCCAAACTCAGTGCCAGTGGAGAAGCATGGGCAGAGGCAATTAAACCCGAGATTGTTGCAGACTATCAAAACTTTGGTACTGTGTATCTTAAGTTTGTGATTGACAGCGAAGTACACTTTGAAGAAGTAGATCGTGCTGTGGCTGCTTATCGTGCCGCAGGATTTGAAGGTGTGGTATATGTTATGCCACAAGGTGGTGTTGTTGCTCCATATGCAGAGAATCGTGTGAATGTTGCAGACTGGGCACTTGTGCGTGGATACTACTATACTCCAAGATTGCATGTGGATCTTTGGGGCAATGGATGGGGAAAATAAAAGGAAATTAATGAGTTATCTATTTACAAGTGAAAGTGTATCCGAAGGACATCCGGATAAAATTGCAGATGCTATTAGCGATGCTGTTCTGGACTTGGTAATGTCCAAGGAAAATCCTGCACTACGCTGTGCTTGTGAAACACTAGTGACTACCAATCGTGTTGTGGTTGCTGGCGAATACAAAGGCATCTTACATGCCGAAGAAGTTGAATCAGCAGTACGCAGAGTTATCAAAGACGTTGGATACGAACAGTCTGGGTTTGATTGGCGCACTGTTGAGATCACCAATTTGTTACATGGGCAAAGTGTAGACATTGCACTGGGCACAGACACATTTGGTGCCGGAGATCAGGGACTGATGTTTGGATATGCTTGTAACGAAACCGATACACACATGCCCAGTGCCATTTATTGGAGCCATCGTATTGTGGAAGAACTTGCACGACAACGCAAGGAACTGGGCATTGAATGGCTAGGCCCAGATGCCAAGAGCCAAGTGACATTTGAGTACAATGATGCTGGCACACCCAAACGCATCGCTAAAGTTGTTTGTTCTACACAACATAGCGATGAAATTGAAACAGCGTTACTCCGCAACAAAGTAGAATCGATTATCCGTAATATTCTTCCTAAAAATTATATTGATAATCAAACTGAATTTTATATTAACCCCACTGGTAGATTTGTCGTTGGTGGCCCCGATGGTGATACTGGGCTTACTGGCCGCAAGATTATTGTTGACACGTATGGCGGGTATAGTCCTCATGGTGGCGGGGCTTTCTCGGGAAAAGATCCCACTAAGGTTGATCGCAGTGCTGCCTACTTGACACGCTGGATTGCCAAGAACATTGTGGCCAGTGGTCGAGCAGATTGGGCAACTGTGCAGATCAGTTATGCCATTGGCATGGCACAGCCCATGAGCTTTTACGTTGAAACAGACCACAAACCACAAAGTCGTGAATTGACCAAGTGGGTGCAAGACAACGTTGACCTAACACCTCGAGGCATTATTGAACGGTTTGATCTCTTCCGTCCTATCTACAGTAGCACAACCAACTACGGACACTTTGGCAAAGACTATTTGCCTTGGGAAACTGTGGATTTATTCTAAGGAAACTATATGGGATTTTTTGATAGATTTAAAAAGAAACCTGAACCCAAAGTCAAGGCTGAGCCCAAGCCCAAGGTACCAGTAAAAACTGAAAAAGAAATTGCCACAGAAAAAGGCGAGCCATATGTGGCAATTCTCAGCATGCAAGTGGATCCTGAGAACATGCATCAAGGTGCATTTGAACTGGACTGGAATGATAAGTTTGTTGCCAATTTGATTCGTGCCGGATATCAAGGCAAACCTGACGACAAAGATTCAGATATTGTTGATCGGTGGTTCCAGAATGTTTGTCGTCATGTTGTGATGGAAACATGGGAACAAGAAATGGCAAACAATCCCAATCGTGTGGTGAAAAGTCGCGACATAGGGGATGGCCGATCCGAAGTGTCATAATGCTAATATATTTCAACGGTGATAGCAATGTAGCTGGCACAGAGTTGCCGGAGTCTACTCACGGAATGGCACCTAAGTTGGCCGAAAGATTTGACGGGCAATACAAAACAAAATTTATCAACGATGCAACCCCAGGTGCAAGTAATGATTTAATTTACGAACAAACACTGGATTTTTTAAACAATCCCAGCAGTCCAAAACCTGACTTGGTAGTGATTGGATGGACACAGTTTAGTCGAGTGCAATGGTTTTTAGTGGACGAGTGGGGCAAGGGACGATTTTGGGAAATAAATCAAATTGGAGTAGGTATTCCTGTTCCTGAAGAATACAACGATCGATATAAACATTATGTTGAAAATGTGCAACGCGATGGGCACTGGCGTTTGGTGCAAGGTGCATATTGGCACAATAAAATTTTTAACATACACAAGCTGTTAGAGTACAAAAAAATTCCGCATTTGTTTTTCAATGCGTTTGACGAGTTTATTTTACCAGTCGAAGTGACCCAACTTGACTGGAACAATGTATTTTTAACACCGTACTCTAAAGAATTAATCTACACTGAATGGTGCCATCACCAAGGTTATAAAGAAATAACTCCAGGGTGGCAACACTACGAAAGTGCGGCTCATACTCAGTGGGCAAATGTCATGCATGACCATATTACAAAACACAACATTGTATGATTCTTTATGTAAACGGTGATAGCCACACTGCGGCTGCCGAAGCAGTTAATCCGCATGCATTTGCCATGGACGATGGACAGTTGTTTTACATGGGTCGTGCTCCGCATCCAGAAAACTTAGCAGTGAGTTGGGGCAGGCGATTAAGCGATGCACTACGAGCCAGTTTTCACTGTGATGCTGAAAGTGCCAGTAGTAACACTAGAATTTTACGCACAACCAGAGATTGGTTAAAAAAAATACATCATGTCGAAGAAGTGCTAATGGTAATACAATGGAGCACCTGGGAACGAGAAGAGTGGCTGATTGATGGGGTGTATTATCAAATTGGTGCCAGTGGCCAGGATGATGTCCCCGACGAGCATAAACAACGCTACAAAGAGTTTGTGGTTGGAGTAGATTGGAAAGAAAAGACCCAACAAGCGCACGATGAAATTTGGCAGTTACATACCGAACTAAACAAACTGGGCGTTAATCATATCTTCTTCAATGGTAATAATGATTTTAGTAGCATTAAGAAATCAAAAAAATGGGGCAACAGTTATATTGACCCATACAACTCAGAAGGCACATACAATGCTCGAATCAGAGCCGCTGGAATAGAAACAGTTGCACCCAATTCTTGGCATTTTGGCAAGGATGGCCATAGCTTTTGGAATCGTTTTATGTTACAATATATCAATACCCACAACAAAGTCTAAGGTTCTCTATGCGTTATGTGTTAATTGACACAGCTAATATGTTTTTTCGTGCAAGGCACACTGCATTTCGTGCGTCAGATCCATGGGAAAAAGTTGGAGTAGCACTGCACACAACGCTGATGAGTGCCAACAAGGTTGTTAAACGTTTTGAAGCAGACCATGTTGTTTTTGCACTGGAGGGACGTAGCTGGCGCAAAGATCACTACAAACCCTACAAAGCAAACCGTGCTGTAGCCCGTGCCGCGCTTACAGAAACAGAAGCAGAAGAAGATAAAATGTTCTGGGAAACGTATGATAATTTGACTAAATACTTGTCAGAAAGAACCAATTGCAGTGTGATTCGATGTCCCACTGCAGAGGGCGATGACATTATTGCCCGCTGGATTGCTCTACATCCCCAAGACGAACACATTGTGATCAGTAGCGACACAGATTTTGTGCAGTTGCTGGCCGCAAACGTAAAACAATACAATGGTATCACAGACGAACTTATCACCACCGAAGGCATCTATGATGCCAAAGGTCGACCTGTAGTTGATAAGAAGACCAAGGAACCCAAACAGATTCCTGATCCTGCATGGTTGTTGTTCGAAAAATGTATGCGTGGCGATACCAGCGACAATGTGTTTAGTGCATTTCCTGGTGTGCGAACAAAAGGCACCAAGAACAAGGTGGGTCTACAAGAAGCATTTGCAGACCGTACAACCAAAGGCTACAACTGGAACAACATGATGTTGCAAAGATGGACCGACCATAACGGTGAAGAACACCGTGTGTTGGATGACTATGAACGCAATCGTCAGTTGATTGATCTTACACATCAACCACAGGCAGTAAAAGACACAGTGGATCTTGCTATCATTGAACAGATCTCGCACAAGGATATCGGACAGGTGGGCGTAAGGTTTATGCAATTTTGCGGCAAGTATGATCTAGTACGGTGTAGTGAAAATGCTGAAGGGTTTGGCCGTTGGTTAAATGAAACATACAAAGGAGTTTTAAATGTTAGTAGCTAAAGTCGTAGCAGACAAACAGTTTTGGATCTTACAAGAAGATGATCGCAAAGTTGGCAACATCGAAGCATGGAATGGCGGATATCAAGTTCGTATCAACAATCAAGTAAAGCAATTTAAAACAATCAAACTTGCAGCCAAAGAATCAAACATTGTATTTGCCAAAGAAGAAACAACATCCAAACCTGACAATACCGTGGTACACGGGTATCCGGTAGCAGGTCGTTGTTATAATCCTGTGTGGGACGTGGTGCATCACTTGCCAATTTATACCAAGACTGCCAAAAGCAAAAGTTGGTTTGCCGCAGGATGGTATTCTATCAAGCGTGGACGAAATTGGAAGATCATTCAGGATCCCAAACTGATTGCACTACAACGCTATCCTTACCAAGGCCCGTTTAAGAACAAAGAACAAGTGACACTATGACAAATCCATTCCGAGATCAAGAAAAGTTCATGAAGGCCTGTGACCAAAAGGTTGATGCCTACTCTATTTCACAATATAAAATGTATTTGAGTCTAATAGACGAAGAGCATCGAGAACTGCAAGAAGCAGTTGAAGCCGATGACTTGACTGAACAACTGGATGCGCTGATCGATATATTGGTTGTTACAATTGGTGCCATTCATTCAGCAGGATTTGATGCCGAGGGTGCCTGGAAAGAAGTTATGGCAACCAACTTTGCCAAGATTGATCACGAAACAGGCCGGGTGCGTAAACGCGAAGATGGTAAAGTGCTCAAGCCAGTGGGATGGACTCCGCCAGACTTAAAAGGATACTTGACAAGATGATACACATACAAAAATTTATTGAACGCCTTCAAGGCTTTGAAGCACGTGGTGCCAGAGACTTTACCATGCCCATTAAAGATGCCAAGGACCTGCATGCTGACCTTACCAGGCTGTTGATCGCACTACAGGCTGCAAGAGAATCTGCTGTAAATGCCGCACAAGAAAGCGAAATCACAGTGGAAATGAAGGGCGGAGCATTTTAAAAAGTCCCTATATTTGTCATAAATAAATGTAGGAGTTTAATGAATGTCAAGACCAAAACCCAAAGTTATTCTAGAACTGACAAACAAAACCACGTACAAAACTGAACAGGTTTTATCGTCAGCAGGAGTGTGGGCTGTGTTCTACAACAACTCTCCTATCAATCTCAAAACCAGCAACATGTTAGTGCAACACCCTGGGCCCAAGTACAAGAAAGTCAGTTTCTCCAATCCCGGCCATGCACACAATCTTTCAAAGAAACTAAACGCACAGTTCAAGACCGACAAGTTCACTGTGGTATTGTTGACCCAGGGCGACACAGTTCAGCCCAGTGGTGCGTGATAAACTAAAATTAACCCAAGCACTGGTGGCCAATCTGCCAGAAGAATTTGCCGAGCCCGTTGAAGTTGCTGTTAAGACTTGGTGGGCAAACATTCGCAAGACTGGTGGCCTGCGTCTTACCGAACATGGATTTTATGTATTCAGTCGTGTGTTAGATCTGGCACATTATGAACTAGAAATTAAACCAACACCGGGCAACCGACGCATTGTGTTAACTCTTGACCGTAAACTGCAAAGTCCGTATTACATTAGAATAGACAAACGTATTCCAACCGGTGTTTATATGTTTGGCAGTCGTGAAGCAGTCATGGCACAACTGTATGGTGATTTAGAAAAGTTCCTGCGCAACTATTGACTGCAACTCTGGTCGCTGTCGGGCTTTTTCTAACACATCTTTTAAAAACACATTTTGTTGCAACAGATCATAATTGTGCTGTAGACGTACTAAATTAAGACTGCGGTGTGCCAGATCAAAGTTGGTCAGCAATCCAAGATTAAGTTCCACTGCAAGATCACATCTGCGACCAGGATCCAACTCTGTTTGGTAACTGTGATCAACAACATCATCAAACACATCAAATCCCATGCTGGCCATATAATCTGCTATGCGCCAACCGCCGACCCACATTGGAATAGTTCCTGCGTATAATGCCATCAGTGTCTTTTCTGTTACTATGGTTTCTTTTTCATAATACGCAGGTTCAGTTATTAAAGAAATACAAGTGGGTTCAAACACTGTTTTCTGCAACAATTTATTATAGGTGTGTGCATTTTTAAATGAACCGTTACGAACTCCTTGGTCCATCGCAACTTCGGGGCCAAAGACATAGTTGGTTACAGGTATGGTATTAATGTCATTTGTTTTCCACGCAAGAGAATGACAATAATTGGTTAATTTATGTTGTTCGATTAAT